TTGAAAAGAGTAGTCCAAGGATCACCGGAATTGCGACAATAAGCGGTGGTGAACTTGACTCCTTCCCGTGATGAGCCATGGGTTTCGAGATTGCCACGCATGAGCTGCAAATGAGCACGAGGCGCACCGTGGCGTTTGCAGATCTCGATCTCCATCTCAGCGGTCTGAATACCCTGACACGAATCATAGCCATCGAAATCCAGATTGGCCATGTTCTCCCACTCCGCCTCAGTCATGGCGTCGGCCAACCTCTTGGACCCGACTCCCGGCGCGTAAACGGTCTTACGCGACGGTTTCCATGAGCGCCTGACAAGCCCCGTGAGCTGCTTGATAAACGGGGCCGTCAGGACGACGAACTCTGGCGTGGCGGCGAGGATCTGCCGAGGTGCCTTGTCAGAGTTCTTGAGGATTGTCTCGTTCTTCACAGAGACTTCGCGCTTCGTCCACTCATATACCTGGCCTGGTGTAAGCTCAGTGTGGGCCGTTATGCCCTGTGAGTGGAGATCGCGAGCGGCACGCTCGTACATTGCTTTTGCCGCACTTGATGAGTTGGAATCGCGAATCCAGGCTAGCACGTGATCTAGCCACTCATCAGGCTCGCTGGGTGTGTTGAGCTTCACGTAGTCGCCAACTACAGTTTTCCAATGCTTCAGAGTCCAGGTGCAAAACTCCTCACGGTGCGCGGGGTGAAACGGCGCAGGTAAGGCCGCGGACCTCTTCTGAAGAGCTACCACGGTGTTATCCTGATTCTTAGCGAAGACGGTCGGTGCTTGACCGGACACGGCGATCCCAGTAACGCGAGCGGCGTCTGGGCGAGTGGCATCTGCAGCTTTCTTCTCAAGCTGTCGGCGCTGAATGATGGCGTCGGGATGCTGCTCTGGTGCCTTGGCTGTGGAATTCACACTGGCCAGGGCGGCATGACTAACCTTCACCCGCTCATCTGGTCTGAACAGGTGCAAGGCGGAGCGGACTACGAGAGCCACTCCCACGGTCACGGCGGCACAAGCCGTGAAAGCCAAGCCCCCTCCAACCACCAGGGGGGCGCCGGCCACAGTAGCAGCAGTAGCTACGGGCATGCTCAAGAGACCGCCGGCAAGGGCTCCGATCTTGAGACACTTCATCGCCGTCTTGGTATAGACGCTGCCAGACAGCTTACGGACGATGGCTTCGCGCTCGCCCGCTCGAAGAGTCATGGCGAGATAGGGCGCGTAAATGGAGGCGTCCTCCATCGACTTAGGGGTTGGGAAGTCGATGCTGCGGCACAGAGACCGACAGTAAGCTTGAGAAGCGAGGTACGTCTCCATATTTGGAATCTTGCCAACCAAATACGAGCCCAATGTCTCCACCAAACCCTCGGGCAGGTGGATCATCATCACATCGCCAGCGCAGTGGAAACCAATGGACTGCGGGGTGAATGTGGAACCCAAGGTGGATTTAAAGAAG